TCTTTGTTTATCCCAATGGAATGGAACTACGAAGGATTTATTGACGAGCATGGATATCCAGTCTTCGATAATCCAGATAATGATGTCCTCGGACCAGATGGTGAATTAATAGATGTAGGTATAATAGAGCATTGGAACAACGAAGTAGAAGGATTAAAATCTGATCAAGATGGATTAAATGAATTTTACAGACAATTTCCAAGAACTACTGAACACGCGTTTAGAGATGAATCTAAAAATAGCATCTTCAATCTTGTTAAAATATACGAGCAAATAGATTATAACGAAGGAATAGGTAGTACAACAAACGTTAACACCGGTAATTTTCAATGGGTGAATGGAGTGAAAGATACACAAGTAATTTTCTACCCAGATCCAAAAGGTAGATTCAAAATAAGTTGGGTACCACCTCAGCATATGCAAAATAAGATCATTATTAAAAACGGTGTTAAATATCCTGCGAACGAACACATGGGAGCTTTCGGTTGTGATAGTTACGATATATCAGGAACGGTAGACGGTAGAGGATCTAACGGATCTTTACATGGTTTAACGAAGTTCTCAATGGAAGACGCTCCACCAAATCATATTTTTTTAGAATATATATCTAGACCTCAAACAGCTGAAATATTTTTCGAAGATGTACTAATGGCTCTAGTGTTTTATGGCATGCCTATATTGGCAGAAAATAACAAACCTAGATTATTGTATCATTTAAGAAGAAGAGGTTATAGGGGTTACTCTATGAATAGACCAGACAAAGTTTGGAACAAACTATCTGTAACAGAAAAAGAAATTGGAGGTATCCCCAATTCAAGTGAGGATATTAAACAAGCTCACGCAGCTGCTATTGAAATGTATATACAGCAACACGTAGGCCATTTAAGCGACGGAAATTATGGAAATGTGTATTTCAATCGAACGCTTAACGATTGGAGCAGGTTTGATATAACAAAGAGAACAAAGTTCGATGCGACAATAAGTTCTGGTTTAGCTATCATGGCTTGTAATAGACATTTGTATACACCAAACGCAAATATTGAAAAACAAAAATTAAACATAAATATCGCTAAATATTCGAACGACGGTGGTATGTCTAAATTAATTAAAAAATAATATGTACAGGAACAATAATTTTCCAAGTCAAATAGTTAGTGATTCCGAGAAATCGTCTCATGAATACGGGTTAGATGTAGCACAAGCTATAGAGGCTGAGTGGTTTGACGGTGGAAGAAATGGTAACAACAGGTATTATAATCACGTTAACAACTTTCATAAATTAAGATTATACGCCCGTGGAGAGCAGTCGATTCAAAAATATAAGGATGAGTTATCTATAAATGGTGATTTGTCCTATCTTAATTTAGATTGGAAACCAGTTCCAATTATACCTAAATTTGTAGACATCGTTGTAAACGGTATATCAGAAAGACAATATTCTATAAAAGCTTACTCACAAGATCCTTTCGGTGTAGAAAAACGAACCGCATACATGGAAAGCATATTGAAGGATATGAAGGCACAGGAGTTCGACGCTATGGCTAAGAACTTAATGAACATGGATTTTAAGGAAAATAAAGAAGAGGATATTCCAGAAACGCAAGAAGAACTAGACCTACACATGTCTTTAAATTACAAGCAATCTGTAGAGATAGCGGAAGAACAAGCTATAAACGTTTTGCTTGATGGTAACAAATACGATTTAACAAGAAAAAGACTTATATACGATTTAACTGTATTGGGTATTGGAGCTGTAAAAACAGGATTTAACACTTCCGAAGGAGTAACTGTGGATTATGTTGATCCAACTAATTTAGTATATTCTTACACAGACTCACCTTATTTTGATGACATTTATTATGTTGGCGAGGTTAAGTCTATCCCTGTTAACGAATTAATAAAACAATTTCCAGATCTTACAGATTCAGAGTTAGAGGAGATGATGAAAAGTAATTATAAGTACAATTACAGGATGGGTAATCGTGGATACAACAAAGATGAAGACAAAAACAAAATTGATGTTCTTTACTTTAACTACAAAACCTTTACGCATGAAGTTTACAAGGTAAAAGAAACATCTACTGGATTACAAAAATTAATTGAAAAAGACGATAGTTTTAATCCCCCAGTTGGAGAAGAGTTAGCATTTCAAAAATTAGGTAGAAAAATTGAATGTTTATACGAAGGAGCTTTAGTTTTAGGTACTAAAAAATTACTTAAATGGGAGAAGGCTAAAAATATGATGCGTCCTAAGAGTGATTTTACTAAAGTTACAATGAACTATTCCATAACAGCACCTAGGATGTATGAGGGTAGGATCGAATCTTTAGTTGGTAGAATAACTGGTTTCGCGGACATGATACAATTAACTCATCTTAAGTTACAGCAAGTAATGTCTAGAATGATTCCAGATGGAATATACTTAGATGCCGATGGGTTAGCTGAAATCGATTTGGGTAATGGAACTAATTACAACCCACAAGAAGCGTTGAATATGTTTTTCCAAACTGGATCTATTATAGGTAGGTCTATGACTGGAGACGGCGGCCAAAACGCTGGTAAAATACCTATACAAGAAATACAATCAGGCGGTGGCTCTAAAATGCAGAGTTTAATTGGTACTTACAATTATTACTTACAGATGATTAGAGATACCACCGGGTTAAATGAGGCTACTGACGCTAGTACACCAGATCCGAAATCCTTAGTAGGCGTGCAAAAGCTAGCCGCCGCTAATTCAAATACAGCGACTAGACATATCTTACAAGGTGGTGCTTTTGTTACACAAGAAATATGCGAGCAACTCTGTTTAAGAATATCAGATATTTTAGAATATTCACCTACAGCTAATGCGTTTGTGCAAGCTATAGGATCTCATAACGTAGCTACATTAAATGAAATGAAAAATTTACACCTTTATGATTTTGGTATATTCTTAGAGTTGGCTCCAGACGAAGAAGAAAAACAATTACTAGAAAACAATATACAGACAGCGTTATCTCAACAAACTATAGATTTAGAGGATGTTATTGATTTAAGAGAAATAAAAAACATTAAGTTAGCTAATCAACTTCTAAAAATAAGAAGAAAGAAGAAAATGCAAGAGGATCAAAAAATGCAACAAGAAAACATGCAGGCTCAAGCTGAGGCTAACGCGCAACAAACTGAAGCCGCTGCTCAAGCTGAAATGCAAAAAGCTGCCGCTGCTGTCCAAAATGAAATTCAAGTAGAAACCCAAAAAGGAGAGATTAAGAAAGGTACGTTACACGCGGAAGCAGAAGTTAAGAAAGCTTTAATGGACCATGAGTTTGAGTTGAACATGAAGATGAAAGAAATGGAGTTAAAAATGATACAGGAAAGAGAGACAACAAAAGATGTTATGAAAGAAGGAAGAGAAGAAAAGTCACAAAACTCTAAAAACAGACACGAAAAAGAAATGGAAGATAAAAAACTAGTTGGTGAAATAACTAAAAAAGGTTTTGAATCTTCTGGAAATGATGTTATTGGTGGAGGTATGCGATTAGGTGCATTTGAACCTAAATAAAAAACAAATTATTAATTATTATTATATTATATTATGGCAAAAAAAGAAGAACCAAAAGTAGACGAGAAAGTCGAAAAGTTAAAAGTTAAAAAACCTAAAACAAAAAAGTTTCAAGAACCAGAAGATGGGATTGTTAAAGTAGATCTTAAAGAGTTAGCTAAAAAAGCTGAGGATATTACTAAGGTAGATTTATCAAAACCAGTTGAAGAGATCAAGATTCCAGAAGAAAAAATAGAAACAACAGAGGAAACTCCTGTGTTACAAGAGGTAACAGACGAAACAACTGAAACTGAAAAAGTAACTGAGGTTGTAGAGAAGGAGGTTGTAGAATCAATCGAAACCGGAAGGGATTTACCAGAAAACGTTCAGAAACTAATGAACTTTATGGATGACACTGGGGGAGATCTAAATGATTACGTTAGGTTAAACAAAGATTATTCTGAAATGGATAACCAAACTCTACTGAAAGAATATTACAAAACAACAAAACCTCATCTACAAACAGATGAAATAGATTTTCTAATGGAAGATCAGTTTTCGTTTGACGAAGAAGTAGATGAAGAGAGAGATATTAAAAGAAAAAAACTAGCGTTAAAAGAGCAAGTTGCCAACGCTAAAACTCAACTGGAAGAGTATAAATCCAAATACTATGAAGATATTAAGGCTGGGTCAAAGTTGACCCCTCAACAACAAAAAGCTATTGATTTCTTTAATAGACACAACAAAGAGTCTGAGAATACTAAAAAAATTCACAGCCAAGCAAAGGATAGATTTTTAAGTAAAACTAACGAAGTTTTCAACGATGAGTTCAAAGGTTTTGAATATAAAGTTGGAGATAAGAAATATAGGTTTAACGTTAAAGATCCAAACCAAGTAAAAGAAAGCCAAAGTGATATTAATAATTTCATCAAAAAGTTTTTGAATGAAAATAGTCAAATGGAAGATGCTACTGGTTATCACAAGTCTATGTTTACTGCTATGAATTCTGACGCTATTGCAAATCATTTCTACGAACAAGGAAAGGCCGATGCTTTAAAAAATAGTATGGCTAATTCTAAAAATATTGACATGAGTCCTAGAGAATCACATGGAACTCCAATTGATAACAGTGGGATAAAAATGAGAGTACTAGATGATGATGGTAGATTAAACTCTACGTTTAAAATAAGAAAAAGAAAGTAAATTATTAATTAAAACAATTTTAAAGAAATGGCAATTTCAAATCCCGGTGGAGGATTGAATAGTGTTGGAGCTGCAACTAAGCAAACACTAACTTCAAACTACATCGATTTTAGAGCCTCCGGTACTTCCGGATGGGCTCAACAATACCTGCCTGACTTAATGGAAAAAGAAGCTGAAGTTTTTGGAAACAGAACAATTGGTGGATTTTTAGAGCAAGTTGGAGCAGAAGAGAGCATGACTGCTGATCAAGTAGTATGGTCTGAACAAGGTAGATTACACCTTGCTTACAAATGTACGATCGCTGACGTTAACGACATCACAGGTGGTGGAGGTGATGCTGGTGGTGGTATACTTACTATTACTGACGATATTGACGGTAGTGGTATGACAGCTGCTAACCACGGTATTAGAGTTAATGATACCGTTATTGTAGCAAACTCAGGTGGTACGGTTAAATGTTTAGTAGAATCTGTTTCAGATGCTACTGTAGACGTTATGCCTTATACTGTAGCTACTTTAGAAGACGCTGGATTAACAGATACTACAGCTGGTGCCACTAGAGTATTAGTTTATGGTTCTGAATTTGGAAAAGGAACAGATGGTAGATCTTCTGCTAACGCTCCATCTTTCAAATCATTCTACAACAAACCAATTATTATGAAGGATTTTTACGAGATCTCTGGATCTGATGCTTCTCAAATTGGTTGGATAGAAGTTTCTGGTGAAGACGGACAAAACGGTTACTTATGGTACTTAAAAGCCGAAGGTGATACTAAGTCTCGTTTCTCAGATTACATGGAAATGGCAATGATTGAATCTGAAAGACCAGTCGCTGCATCTATTATAGATGGTACGTCAACAACTGCGATTCCAGCTACAGGATCTTCTTCTACTGATTATGGTACTGAAGGTTTATTTGCTGCTATTAACAATAGAGGTAATGTTTCTACTGGTATTACTGGTGTTAATGCTGCTACTGATTTAGCTGAATTCGACGCGATGTTAGCTGAGTTCGATAATCAAGGAGCTATCGAAGAAAATATGATGTTTGTAAATAGAGCTACGTCTCTAGCTATGGACGATATGTTAGCTTCTATGAATTCTTACGGAGCTGGAGGTACTTCTTACGGAGTATTTGACAATGAGGAAGATATGGCTTTAAACTTAGGTTTCTCTGGATTCAGAAGAGGTTCTTATGACTTCTATAAATCTGACTGGAAATACCTAAACGACAAAGGCACTAGAGGTACTATTAACGACATCGATACTGTTAACGCAGTAAGAGGTGCTGTTATACCTGCTGGTGTATCTTCAGTTTACGATCAAAACCTAGGTAAAAATCTTAAGAGACCGTTTTTACACGTTAGATATAGAGCTTCGCAAACTGACGATAGAAAAATGAAATCTTGGGTTGTAGGTTCTGTTGGAGCAACTACGTCTGGTTTAGACGCGATGCAAATCCATTACTTATCAGAGAGATGTTTAGTTGTACAAGGTGCTAATAACTTTATGTTATTGAAATAAGCGCTTATTATATTAAAGACCGGGGCTTCGGCCTCGGCTTTTTATTTTATTAATTTTATTATATATTATATTATGGCAAAGAAAAAAGAAACAAAAAAAGAAACTGTAACCGAGGAGATTACTCAAGTTATAGAACAACCAAAAGCAAAAACAAAGGTAACGGAAAAACCATTACCAACACCAAAAGATACTTGGGAGTATAAAACAAGAACCTATTTATTGAAAAATGATATGTCTCCATTAACATACTCTATTAGAACCGCGAATATATATTGGTTTGACGAAGAGCAAGGATACGAAAGAGAGTTGAAATATACTTCAAATCAAAGAACATCTTTTGTAGATGAGATGAAGGGGGATCAAAGATTAGAACATATAATTTTTAGAAACGGAACACTAACAGTACCGAAAGAAAAGGTAGTTTTACAAAAATTATTATCATTATACCATCCACATAGAGATAGATTATATTACGAATTCAAACCAGTTAAACAAGCAGAGAGTCAATTAGATTGGTTAGAATTTGAAGTTGCAGCGATGAGTGCAGCTAATAATCTAGATATAGACATGATGGAGGCTGTTATGAGAGCAGAGATCGGCTCTGAAGTGTCTAACATGAGCTCTAAGGAACTTAAAAGAGATTTGTTATTGTTTGCTAAGAAAAAACCCAAATTGTTCTTAGAGTTGGTTACTGACGAAAATATACAACTTAGAAATTTCGCAATAAAAGCAACTGAAGCTAAAATAATAGCTTTATCACAAGATCAAAGAACGTTCTCATGGGCTTCTACTGGTAGAAAACTAATGACCGTCCCTTTTGATGAACACCCATACTCAGCTTTAGCACATTGGTTTAAAACTGACGAAGGTATGGAGATTTACTCTAATATAGAGAAAAGATTAAAATAATCTAACTAGTAAAGCAACCACTCAACAAAAGGGTGGTTGCGATACTATTAAAATTAAATAGTATGAATTTATCGCAGTATAAAAAATCAAAAGGATTAGGCGACACAATACAGAAATTTACAAAATTTACTGGGATAAAAAAAGTAGTTAATACTATTGCTGGTAAAAAAGATTGTGGATGCAATAAAAGAAAAGAAGCGTTAAATAAAGCGTTTCCTTATAAAAAATAAAAAATTATGGTAAGTGTAGATACGGTATATCAAAGAGTTTTAGCTATAGCTAATAAAGAACAAAGAGGTTATGTTACGCCTCAAGAGTTTAACTTAATAGCAAACCAAGCGCAAGGCGAAATATTCGAAGATTATTTTACACAAATGAATGTAGCAAAACAAACGCCGGGTAACGAATCCGAATATTCTGACGTTATAAAAACTCTAAATGAGAAATTGAGTTT